GCGTAAAAAGCGCGGGGTTGCCAGCACGATCCTGGCGGGTGAGTCGGCTTCCCCGACGGGATCGGTTGCGACCAAGACGCTGCTGGGTTCGTAGATGCGAAACGAAGACGTCGATCTGGTGCGCGACATCATCGCCGAGCATGAGGCGATGAAGCGCGCGCGCCAATCGTTTGAGGCGCAGTGGGACGAAGTGGTTGAGCTTGCTTTGCCGCGCTATCGCAAGTTCGCCCAGGAATCCGATCAAAATCCCGGCCAGAAGCGTACGCAGGAGATGTTCGACGCCACGCCCATGCTGGCGTTGCGACACTTCGCCGCGGCCATGGATTCGATGATCACGCCGCGCACCCAGAAATGGCACAAGCTGACGGTGGCCGATGAGGGTTTGCGTGAAGTCCCGGCAGTGAAGGCTTACCTGGAAGCTGTGACCGACACACTGTTTGCCCACCGCTACCAGTGGCGGGCAAATTTTGCCGCGCAGTGCGGCGAAACTTACTTTGGACACGGGGCCTTTGGCGCGGGCGCGCTGATGGTCGATGACGTGCTCGGTCGCGGCATCCGCTACCGCAACGTGCGCTTAAACCGCCTGTGGTTCGCCGAGGATGCGTATGGCGTCGTGGACAAGGCGCACGTGACCTGGACGCTGACGGCGCGCCAGTGTGTCCAGAAATGGGGCGTGAAGAATCTTCCCATCCCAATCCGCAATGCGATCGACAACAACAGCCTGGAGCGCCCGTTCGAATTCCTGCACGCGATCCGGCCGCGCATACAGCGCGAAGCGGACAAGTTGGACAACCTGAACATGCCGGTGCAGTCCGTGTGGATCGCCATGGATGCAGGGCAAGAAATCGTTGAGCACAGCGGCTACCGTACGTTTCCAGTCGCTATTGGTCGGTTCTATGCGGCGGACGATTCCGCGTATGGGTATTCCCCCGGCATGGAAGCCTTGGCCGACGTGCGCATGTTGCAGAAAATCGAGCAAACCAACATCCGCGGCGCGCAGAAGGCGGTTGACCCGCCCTTACTGCTCGCTGACGACGGCATTTTGGAAGCCTTTGACCTGCGCAGCGGATCTCTCAATTACGGGTCTTTGGGCCCAAACGGCGAGCCGATGGTGCGTCCCTTGGATATGGGCAAGAACGTACCGATGGGCATTGACTACGCGAATCAGAAGCGCGAGGCGGTGAACCTGGCGTTTTACGTGACGCTCTTCCAAATCCTGGTGGACAACAACCAGATGACGGCGACCGAGGTCTTGCAGCGCGCGCAGGAAAAAGGCGTACTGCTGGGGCCGACGATGGGTCGTGTGCAATCCGAGCAGCTGGGCGCGCTGATCACACGTGAGATTGACATCTTGGCGCATGCCGGGGTGCTGCCCGATCCGCCCGAGGAATTGATCGAGGCGGGCGAGGATCTACAGGTCGAGTACGACAGCCCCTTGAATCAGGCGATGAAGGCCGAAGACGGGGTAAACGTGCTGCGCTGGGTAGAGGCGTGCGCGCCGTTCATCCAGGCCGACCCGAATGCGGCGCAAGTGATGAACACGCAAAACATCGTGCGCGGCCTGGCCGATACCTTCGGGATCAAGCAGGACTACGTGCGCAGCGAAGAGGAAATGGCGGAACTTGAGCAGCAGCAAGCCGATATGGCGCAGGCGCAGCAATTGCTGGCCGCGGCCCCCGTCGCAGCTGGTGCCGCCAAGGACTTGACGCAAGCGGCCATGAACGTGGGGGCTGCGCAGATATGAATCCGATCTCACGTGTACGGCGGCAGTTGCGCCGTCGCAGAGACTACCGCGCGGTGTTCCTGGATGCGCAAGGCAAGCTGACAGAAGCGGGCGAAGCAGTGTTAGCCGATCTGGCGCGTTTTGCCCACGTCTACAAGTCCACGGCGCGGGTCTCGCCCGTGACGCGCACAGTGGACGTTCACGCCACGATGCTGGCCGAAGGCAGGCGTGATTTGTTTAACCGCATTGCGTATTACCTGAATTTATCCGAATCACAGATGTATGCCATTTTGGAGAGTGAATATGGAAAACCTGAATCCTGAAAATCCCGCGCCCGCTGCATCCGAACAATCCATCACGCCCGCACCGCCTCCGGAACCCCAGCCGGCCCCCGCTTGGCACGACAGCATTCAGGATGAAAACCTGAAATCCTTCATCGCGGGCAAGGGATTTAAGGATGCGGGTGAAGCCGCCAAAGCCCTGCAAGACCTGGAAGGCAAGACCCAAGTTCCCGAATCGGCGGACGCGTACGTGCTGCCGGTGCCGGAGGGGCACGATCCTGCATTTGCCGCGCAGGCGGCCAAGTGGATGCATGAGGCTGGCATCCCCGTCGCGCAGGCGCAAGCCTTGGCGCAGCAATGGAACCAATATCAGCTGGCCCAACAGGAACAAGCCGAGCAGACGCGTGCGCAGCAAGGCGAGGCCGACGTGGCCGCGCTCAAGAAAGAATGGGGCAATCAGTACGACGCCAACGTGGAGCTTGGGCGGCGCGCCGTGCGCAGTTTTGGCGTGGATGAAAGCGCGCTGGATCGCATTTCCCAAGCGCTGGGCGATGCCGAAACGATGCGGCTATTCCAGCGCATCGGCAGCCGTTTAGGCGAAGGGTCTTTGGTTGCTGAATCCAGCGGCGGTGCGGCGGTGCAGGATGGTGAAAAGGCGTTGACGTCGCTGATGTTCCCGAGCATGGGTAAGTAGCCGTCAACATCCCTGCTGAAAAAACGCACAACTCTGCGGTTTTGGTCGGGCAGTATGGGCGTTGATTTTTTTGCACGATGCTTAAAGGAGCTCTGCCATGGCCATTCTTGCCATTGAAAACCCGACTTTTCTAGACGTTGCCAAGCGGTTTGACCCGACTGGGAAAATCCCCGCCATCGTCGAGCTGCTCAATCAGAGCAATCCGATTATCGGCGACATGACCCTGATCGAGGGGAATCTTCCCACGGGCCACAGTACTGTAATTCGCGTAGGTCTACCTGACCCGACGTGGCGCAAGGCGTACCACGGCGTGCAGCCCACCAAGTCCGAAACGGCGCAGGTGGTGGAAACCTGCGGCAGAATGGAAGCCTATGCCGAGGTGGACGTGATGGTTGCTGATCTGAACGGCAATACCGCGTCTTTCCGCATGACCGAAGAACGTGCCCACATTGAAGGCATGAACCAGGAGATGGCGCGCACCATCATCTACGGAAACGAAGGGACTGATCCGGCCAAATTCACGGGATTGGCGGCGCGTTACAACCAACTTTCCGCGCCCAGCGGCGAGAACATCATTGATGCCGGTGGTGCAGGTGCGGACAACACGTCTATCTGGCTGGTGGTGTGGGGGCCGAATACCGTACATGGCATTTACCCCAAAGGGCAAAAGTCCGGCCTGTCGCACGAAGACAAAGGGCGTGTCACGCTTGAGAACGTGGCAGGCACTGGCGGGCGTATGGAGGCGTACCGTTCACACTATGTCTGGCAAGCAGGTTTGTGCGTACGCGACTGGCGCTATGCGGTACGCATTGCCAATATCGACGTGGCGGCGCTGACCAACCCCACCACCGCAGAGAACGCGGGCAAGGCGTTGATCCAGCACATGATCATCGCCAGCGAGCGTATTCCTGCGCTGGGCATGGGTCGCCCGGTTTGGTACGTGAATCGCACGATCCGCGAAAAACTGCGCCTGGGGATCTTGAACCGCACCGTCAACAACCTGACGTGGGAAAACGTATCGGGTAAACGTGTTATGACGTTTGATGACATCCCCGTGCAGCGTACCGACGCCCTTCTGAACACCGAATCTGCCGTAGTTTAAGGAGCACAGACCATGATTATCGATTCCAGGCTGGAATTTTCCGACAAGCAGGTGGTGACGAGTGCCAACGCGCCGTCCACGAACACGATTGACGTGGGTGCGAACAAGCGCGACATCGGGCCTGGGCAACCCATGTTTGTCGTAGTGCAGTTGGGCGCGAATGCGGCCAATGACGTCACCGTAACCATCGAAACATCGGACGCCTCCAATTTCAATCCGATATCGGCCATCGGTTCTGTCGTGCTTGCATCCGGTTCACCGGCGGGCACGCGAGCGGTGGTGGGCTTTCCGTATGCCAACAAGCGCTATATCCGACTGAAATACAGCGCGGCGGGTACGTTCAATGCGTGGTTAACGGGCGAGCCGCCAACGTCGTGGCAAGCCTACCCGGCGGTTGTGTGACGCCATAAAAGCGAAAACCCCGACTGTTGAGCGCAGTCCGGGGTTTTCTGGATTCACCCCCTGATAACGCCAAGAGGGAACGTAGGTGAAGTATAGCAAAGGGAAACTAAAAATGGGCCGATTCGAGTATGAAGGCGCGATTTCGCGTTGGATCGGGTTTTGTATTGGCACGGCCATTTTGCTATTGGCATGCGCGCCTTTGGTCTGGGCGATCCGTTGGTGGTAGGTGCGCGCGGTTTTTACGATTTCGAAGGATTACACCATGCAAGTACGCGCGACGCGACACGGTTTTTACGGGGCGACGTTTCACGCACCGGGCGATGTGTTTGAGGTCTCGGAGGGTTTGAGCGGCAGTTGGTTTGTGCCGCTCAAACCCACGGATGAGAGCTCGGGAGACGACGATCTGGGAAAGTCACGACGGGGGAGGTCTGCCGGTGGCTTACGCAAACAGAGCGAA